GACGTTTGGTGCTTTGTTAACCATTTGATTAACATACTCATTTTGCTTATTAAGCAACGCATCTGTATGTCCTCTCTGTGATTCAGCATAAGATGGGGGTGCATTACTTGGTCTAGGTGCCTCTCTGGCCGTGCCTAACCCCATCTTCTCCATTTGCATCCTGCTCTTGCCAACTGTTGCATAATGATCTGATGTCTGCTCAGTTTGGAGTAGTTCCTTGTCTGCCTGGGTTTGTTTCATAAGCATGTCCATTTCATGCTGTCGATTGTATCCAAACTCCTGTTTCCAAAACTGGTTTTGAGACCACTGGCCTAGGGCACTCCCTAGTCCTTGCATGATCCCTCCTGCAACTATTGATGCCTCGCTAACGCATACGTGTCTGGGCTCTAAGCGGCCTTTCCGTCCTGTAGCTTTGCTAGGCTTCACTTTGTTCACTGCTGTTTTCAATCTATCATACCAAAGCTTGATAGCCTCTGTATCGAATGCTTGATTGGTTCTCCGCGAACTCCATATTGTAGGATTAATATATGGTAAGTCTAATTTGGATGATGCCTTAATATCTGTGATTCTTATTGAACCATCAGAAGCATATTCCATATATTTCTCTTCACACCATAGTGAGATATCACACTCCCACCCAGCGAATACTACTCTGACTTCTCCAAGGTAAGTGTTATTCACCCACAGCTTCCCATCAAAGCCGTTTTTCAATCCTGAGGCGTTGCAATAATCATATATTGCTTTACCCCAATTTGCCCACGATCTATCAGGAGCTGCGAATCCTGCAGTTGTGTCTCCTGGGATGAGTGGTCCGGGATAAAAAGCCGGTGCGATGAGACATCTATTGATGTTCGAATAGGCACTTGCTTGCCTTAATGCCCCTTCAGCTGTCGCGCGAGTTGATGACATGTATGAGTCTCTCCTCAGGTCTGGTAGCTGGTCCGGGGTTATTGTGGTGGACCATTGTTTATGCACTACAAATTCTCCATTGGGCTTACCTCCTGCGTAGATAGTGCTGTCCGTTGTGTCTGGGAAGGCCTCATTGGTTTTCCCCACATATCCAAACGCATTGTCCAACACGATGGTGGGTACATCCCCAACCATGCCTAGTGATCCTGGTCCCGTTTGACCAAAAGTCTTACCCGGTTCCCATGATGTCGCTAAATGTGTTGGATCAGCGTTGGCCATCATCAGGTCCCAGAACCCTGTAGCTGATTCTGTGACTCCCCATCCGCATGGGGTTATATACCCTTGACCATCACTATTCATATTATCCGCCATGTTCATATATAGGTTGTCGTGTGGTCCAAATCCTTTAGGCCCTGTCGGAATACTTGTATGTCCAATGTATTCGAATCGGTTGAGGCCTGGGGTCTCTATTTGTGTATCTCTTAGCGCTTGTTCAGCCGGAGACATTCGGGCCATCCTATTACTGTCTAGGATGATGTATGGGACGTTTGGTAGTTTCAGTTCATCCATAACCGTAGAGGGCTTAGAAGAAGTTGGAGCCCATACGCGAAATCCCGGTCCTGGTCTCATCAATACTTTAAAGTTCAAACTCAGGTCTGTTCCATATGTATTCACTAATGGGGAATACATCACTGCTCTAAAGCAATGAGAGCTAGTTATAGCTGTTCCTGTAGTTTTCCTAGGACTCATGGTTTCATTGATATCCTGCAGTGTAAGTGGATAACTCTGAGTACCTCCTGAGAATGGGATAGTAACATGAGGTCTAGCAAGGCCTCGCGCAACTGATACCACATTCACCTCTGGGTCTTCTTCATCATAAACTAGAATACTGCCGGTAGTATTGGTTGTGCCAAAAATGGTTAATTGAATATCCGCCTCTGGCCTCCAGTACTTGTGCGCCAGTATATAATCTTTGAGAAATTTGGATCCTGCTAACAGTCCTTCCAATCCGATGGTGAAAACTTCTGAGCCCTCAGGATGCGAAGTATTAGAAATTTGCCCATTTTGTAGGACTGTGTACGCTGACATTGCTTGATCTAGAACAGACCATTGTACTCCAGTTATCAGTCCAATTTCTGGGGGCATCACACCTGGAACCAGGTTTAGACCTGGTATCTCTACTGATACTCCCCCAAGTTCACCCATAATGTTTGAACCTGCCGTTATAGCCGCTGCGTTTGTCTGCGCATCTAGGCTTTCTGTTGTAATTGTTGGTGTATATCCGGTAGGAGCTCCTGCTGCTACCGATTGAAATCCTTCCGCTGAGGATTCCTGACGCATCTCTTCGACGTGTCGTATTGGAGGCTGTTGCCTCATCGTTGTTTGTGTTTCTGCTTTATTGTTCGTGTGTTTCTCTGGCTGCTCCGCTTTATTATACACCCCGGATAAGGAGGATTCTTCCCCCGCAAGGTGTCCGTGATCTTCGATCACGTGACGAACAAGTTCGACAAAATGTCGTGTCGCATCATCCACTTGAAGAATTGGGAACTCTTCTCGCGTACTATTTTCTATGTCGCTTTGGGTTGCTCGAGGCAGCGAGCGCGCTGTGTTTTTTGTAAAATCCATATAGTTATGTGTTTTCTTCGTCGGGGTAAACGGCCTTCGGCGCCTTGGCCGGCTCATTGGCTATCGGAGAGTTCCCTCTATCCTATCAGCTCGCTTCCCGAGATAGCTTTCGCTACTCAATGCATGTTCAACGCGCCCCTACTCTCAACTGAGTTCATTGAGAGTCCCTTCTAGTCCAAAGCGTAAATCAAACAAATGTGTTGCTCCCAGTTGCCGCAGCTCACTGGGTTTACTCAATTTGCAGAGGATATTTTCTGGCATTCAGGGTTTGACACTAACTACGGGGCCCGTAGTAGCGGTTCGAGTTATTTAAATTATAGCATGATGGAGGTTACCTCATCCCTCTCATCACGCAGATTTTGTCGTGCTTCCTCCCATGTTAAAAATGGGTATTCCCACGCCAGCGTACGTAGTGATTTTCTTACGGTCGCAACTGCTTTGTCATAGTACTCTTTATCATGAGCTCTCATTTCTCTACTCCATGAGTCGAGCACGGCCATGGCTTGTACCTTGGACGGGTCTTCGGTCCAATGAATCATGCCCTCCAATGCTGATTTCCGTAATTGGCCATGAGGTCTCTGACAGGCCTTATCAATGAGATCAAATTCAAATGATCTTCCTAAAAACCCTAAGGTTTTTATATCTTTTAAGTCATAGTCTTCTCCATCTTTATCGGATGGCGTAATTGTCATGTGAAAGTCAACCATCGCGGCTTTAAAAGCCCTAAACGTGAAGACGGATTCAACTGTAGGATGTACCGTCATAATCACATCATCTCCATTTGTCGCCCACCACAGTAGGTCGTGGATTTCCCCGCAGGTCAGCCACCGTCTCCATTTGGTATATCCAATCTCAAGAACTGCTCCAATGATGTAAAAATCATTAAGCATAGAACCTGCTGTATTCGTCATGCCGTTTCCTGAGGAGAAGTCCTCAAAACTTTCATATAGTACTCCCTCAAACAGGTAATACTTTTCAAATAAATCTCTAGTTAGGGCATATGCCATTCTCTGTGATAATTCTCCGTGTAATTGGAGTATTTGTTCGAATACCTTCTTAAATACCATCCCCATTACGACTTGGCCCCAATGAGGTGCTCGTTTATCAAATCTCTTGTAGTCCCAATCCAGTCCTTTGTTTCCTATCGTACTTAATTGTTGGTATAGTCTGGTAAAATCCACATATGGATTTATACCTGTGGTGTGGTGACAAAACTTTGTGAACCTATTTCTCATCACTAAGCCTTGTAGGGCCCCTCCTAGTTGTTTTTGAAATATTACGTGGTCTAACGACTCTACATAAAACAGTCGCGTCCCTCCTTCTGCTGCTTTTTCATTCAGGAGTGTTTCCACTTTTAGGTGGCATTCTACAACGTGTATTGGTGCCGGAGATTCTGGATAGTAAATCGAATCCCACAGCATGTCAACCGCCTTTGCGCAATATATTCCGGCCTTATTCTGAGATAGCACCCTATGACCTGTATCCTCATTCATAGCAATGGCATCACTTTTCAGTGGCGCCTTGTATAGTTGTTTATACGGAAACCCGGCTGAGGTGTCCGTACGCATAGGTCCGATGAGTCCATCGAAGAAGGGATCTTCTGATCCGTTCAGTGCTTCCTCTATAGAGAGAACAGTATAGTTCTCTATGCCTTGCCAATTTTGCATCATCTCGAAGAACACGTTGGCTATTCGTTCACACTTCGCCAACGGTATCTCTAGTTTAGGGTCTGATTGTTCACCACCTCCCCCTAAAGGCCCAGCTATTTTCGCTAACTGCGAAATTCCAATAGATGGTCGTCCTCCTGAATCTTTTACCATGGCCTCCTTAGCGGCATCCGTGATAATAACATCAGTGTAATTCACTGGGGATGGTGATTTCGATAGCGGAATCACTTCTAAATCAACATCCCTAGACAGAGGACTTCGTTGTATCTTACCTCCTCGCCTATAGGATGGTTCATACAGTCCCTGATTGAATCCTATGGCTTTGATCCTATCATTCTTCGGAATGTTATTCTCTTGCACATATGTTTCATCTAATAGGTCAGCTATCGTTCCTGTTACTGCCACTACTGGTCCATCTTGGATCTGGTATGCATACATAGGTTCGTTCTCTGAAGATTCCACCCTCAGTGGTATCTTTCCAAAACTTTCTAGCTCCTTTAATTCTTCTTGAGTTAACGTGGCTGCTACGGATCGGGATCCGACTGTTCCAGCTCCAGTACTTCCGATATGGATTCCGGTCAAGATACCCGTTCCCATCTTAGCTGATAATGCTATGACGGGAGTTCCACAGTCACCCTTAGCCGTCAACCTATCATGTGTTAAGAATGTGGTTACGACTAATCTCCTAGTTGGTGTCCAATTTAGATTAGAAGGATCATAGAATGACCCCGGGACAACCTCACTTCTATATGAGGCATTGCCTCCTAAAGTAAGTCCATTAGGTAAACAAACCAGTGTCTGATATATCTTGGGTAGATTCGCCTCCTTAATGAAATATGGTCTCAGCGATTTCCTAGCTGGAAACGCTTTCTCCAATATTGTTAAATACGCTATATCCCTGCCTCTATCTACGAATAGTGGCTCAGCTGTCCAAGATTTAGTATCTTGTCCATCAGATTCCATTATGGTCAGTCTCGACACATCATCCTTAAGAAGATGAGCTACTGTTAGTACTCCTCTTCCTCCCGTGAAGATCCCGAAATTTGATCGTGCGCCATCAATGCACACGACCATAGCCTTATGGACCTCCTTAATGACGTAATCGGCTTCCCCGCTAATGGAAGGCCTGATCCTCAAGCCCGCTACTGATTCTGTTCTAACTTCATCATGGTTCAGCTCATGGGTCGCCAACGGCGCCCGTTGTGTTCTCATGCGGTGTTTCGTCAATTCAAATGACTCTTTGTGGACTGCTCCGGTTAGTGGCTCTCTTCTTGCATTAACTACGACTCTCCTGGGCTCCTCCGATTCCCTATACAGGGATGTCCGTTTCACTTCCACTTGTTGTTTTTGCTGCTCGAATGACTCCCTCTCAAAGAAGTTCTTTACTTTCTCTTCAGTATCATCCTCACTTGATGTCCTCTTCCTTGCTAACCATATTATGGATGCCCCTCCAACAATAAGTGGCATACCCAGTATTAAGGCTGACAATACAGGATGAGTTTTGATTCTCTCCCATACATCTCTGAACGCCATCGCAGATTTAGCTAGCAATGACTCTTTATACGCTCTCCAATCGATGTCACTAGCGTATTGGTTGTAGGCGTATGACGCTCTAACGGAATCTATTTCCTTTGTAGTCCATTGTAAATCTTCTGGGGGAATATTCTTAATCTCAATTGCGGCCTGATGTATCTGTAGATATGTAATCTCTTGCACAGTTCCGTTGGAATAATGAAATTCCACTTTCTCATGCCTTCTCAGAGCCATCCTCTGTCTCCCTTCACTAATGAAGTTCGTCTGGATTTGCCCTTTATAGGCCTTCATTACATGTCCGGCCACTCTCACAGATAGTGAAACGTCGCCTCTACGTAAAGCCGCTTTGGCCATTTCAATAGCATGTTCATGGGTTATTTCCCTCATTGAGAAAAATGCCTCGTAGTCTGGAAATATCCTTAGCGCTCGGGGAGATATCCTAACGTAACTATCAGATCTAGGGTTGCAGTAGGCAGATATGAATGTACTTGACTCAACATCTGGTACATGTATGTCTACATCCCATAAGTCGGGTTCTACACTTAATTGCTCTACCTCTTTTGGTTCCTCAAACTGGGCTACTCCGTATGCCCATTCTCTACAGAATGATTCGGTAGGTTGTGATTTACCCTTCTTCAATTCAGTTACCCCAAAGGGGGTTACTAGTACTGCTGTCGCTCTCTCTGTTGCTGGAAATGAGTATTCTCCTCTCCAGATGCTAGGGACAGATACACCCATCCTCCTTGCGAGGGATATGTGGGGTAAATCTGAAACGTCATATATCGGTGTTATCCAACTCCTTATACAATCTAAGAGTGCCCTGATGTTAAAAACACTGGGCAGCATGAATGCAAACCTCCATGTGGATTTCGGCACCCAATTGTCTAATACTATTACGATATGGTCTCCTGGGATTTTATCATAAAACTCTTTATATCTTATGAAGTCGTTTCTCGGACCAATTAAATCATCTATAATATGGCAATTATATGCC